GCCGTTTGACCCTCCGCTGAGGCTCTTGATGCTGCCGTGCTTCGAAACCAGCATGTCTTGCTGCCCCTGGTAGGGCTTGCCCATGTACCACTCGAATTCGAAGGTCTGTCCGGCTGAGAAGTTCGCCAGCACATCGCCAAACGCCTTTACCGTGCGCGGTTCGCCGTTTTCAAAGCCGCTGATGGTGCCGGGAGCGTTGCCCTGGCCCGGTTGTACGTCGGTTACCTCTAAAATCATCGAATTTGCCATTCTAATCTCCTGTTGCCTCCAAAAAAGGGGGTGGTGCGGAGGGCGAGGCTACCAGCCCCCCGCACCGTTGCGTCAACAGGAAAGAGGCACCAACCCTGGACGCAAATTCATCAAGGAAATACTTTTACAAAAAGATTCCCCGTTAAGGGGTCCAAAACGGGCATGAATATAACTGTACACCCCCGCCCCGCCGGGTAATATCCGCACAATATCCGCGTTACCCACGTCACGGCACGTACTGAAACGGCGCAAAACGTCTCCAAACGGGGGGTAAATCATGGTTTGTTCCCGGAAGCCTCTGCCCCCGGAAGGCACAGGCCGCAAGCCCCGGCGCGGTCCCTGTTGGCGCCCACAGTGGGGACACTGTTTCGGGTTCTTTATCTTGCCGCCGCATCTCTTACAGACCGCCATCAGGTGATGTCCTCGCCGGATGGCTTGTAACGCACCAGATTCAAGGCCCAGATAAACGCCTCGAATTCACGCTCCAAATGCCTGTACTGAGTAACCCGAAGCTTTCCACTGTCGCGTTCCACCTCCATCAAGATAAAGCTATTCACCTGGATGTTTTCCAGCCTCAGAGCCATGCAATAGGCGGCTCCCTGCCCGACATGACCCGCTTTCGGCGGGTACTTGAAATTGGTTACGCCCTTGAAGTCCAACACGGCGGTCGTGTCGTCGTTCAGCTCGCAAAACAGGTCTAACTTACCGGCGTACTCATAATCGGGATGGTACACCAAACGCTCTGTTGAGATCGGGCGCTTAACATGGGCATCGTACCAGTCCCGCAATGCTTCCGCTGACCTTCTGGCGGGCTGTTCCTCCGGCAGCTCCGGCTCCAAGCCCAAACTGTAGCGTTCCATGTAATCGTGGAACTCTGTTCCAGCCCCACCCGCTGAATCCCTGGCGCGGGTGTGCGCCGAACAGGACTCCTTGACCCAATCCTCCATGTCCTGCTCATTCCAAAAGCTGACCTCCCAGTTGCCGCTTTCGGCGTAGCCGTTGTGAAAGTCCGCCAGAATAGACTCCCGGATCATCTTGGCCGACCACGCCGCCGGAACGCCGAACGGCAGCGGATAACCCTCCCCGCAGATGCCGCTGACGGTACGCTTCACCTTTCTAGAGTTCCAGTGATACTGGTGGCGACCCTCCGAAAACGTCAGCGTTCCGCCGTGGATTCTGGTGGATTCCATTGTCAGACCTCCCGCCAGAATTCGTAAACCGAAAGGCGGTTTTCGATCTCATCTGCCCAGATTTCGGTCGGTATGCCGCGCAATCTCAGGTTATTAAGCAGATCGCGAAACAATTCCCTGACCTGCTCCCGTTGCCGCAACTCGTGCATGTCGCTGGTTTGTTCCGCCTCTAAATCTGCACGAGAATCGTGATTATCAGTAGTGCCAGCGTTATCTCCCACATTAATTTCCTCCTGTTTCGGGGGAAAATACCCCTCAAATTCTGTCGGTGTGACTTGCTTTTCGTCACCAAATTTGACCTGGCCGGTCAGATCCATGTATGGAACCTTCATTTCAGCCTCCTGCTGCCACGTAGAAGAACAATATCAGCGCCATTATCAGGCAAAACAACACTGTTTCCGTTAGAAATTTCGTCATGATTCACTCCCTGTTTTCGCAAATATGCGCGTATTTTTGACAACCACATCCGCCGCATAGCCGGACACCCGGCGGCCTCATGCGCCCGCCACAGCCGATCTTGAACGAACACGCACCAATCAGTCATCGGCGGAATCCAATAGCTGCTGCGCCTTCAAATCATCGAGCGCTTGTGACACCGCCGCCGGATGCCAGCCCAAATCCTCCAAACCCTGGCACAGCTGGTGGCCGTCGATATCCCCCACCAAAAACTGTTGGCGGAGCCGGTCGCCTGCCGCGTTGCGTTGGGCCGGTGTCATATCTGCCGCCCCTTTCGCAAGTGACGGGAAAAATTGTGAGGTATTAACGGGGTTTTCCCGACAATCTCTATTAGAATTGACTCCAGTTTGCGGGCGTCTTTTCTATGTTCTGTCGCGCCCCGCGCACCGAAATAATATCGAGCCATTTTTTTATGGTAGTCGATTCTCTGCTGAATCTGTCGCGGGGTCATTTTAGCTAGTTCTTTGCTGGTCATGATTTGATGGCTCCCTCATTCGATAAACCATGGCTTTTGCCGCCAATAATGGCCATAGGTTCCCCTTAGCAGCCCATTATATGGCGACCGGCGTAGAAAAAACGAGAGTCGGCCTACGCGCCAGCCAGCTAAGTATTCCCCCAGACTTTCCCAGTGGCCGCTTCTATGGCCATCGTCGAGCAACGGGTGTCCCGCATGAATTATTTTGGACAGTGCATCGGCCTCCAAATCGGTCACGCGTATGAAAATATGCTTTCCTTTTCTTGTCACCTTCATGATTCAGCCCTCCGCGCAAGTGGCACAAATAGAAACTTTTGCATAGAACGGTTCCCAAATTTTGACAGTGCCGTCATACGCCACCATGCCGGAGTCGCCTACCCGAACTGAGCGTTGGCCATACTGCTCGCCCTTCGCAATGGGTGACTCGCATTGCTTGCAAGTTCTATCTTTCATCGTGCGTCTGGTTTTCATTGTTGTGCCTCTTCTCTACCCCGGCAGAATTGCCGCCAATACGGGGCGCGTTTAAACGCCCCGCATTAGGAGCGACTCCCTAGTTGTCGAAACTGTGCGCGGCGGATTCTAGTGCGTACCATGCCAGCGCATTAAGTATTGACGTGTCCGCGCCGTCGTTTCGCGTGGCGTCATCGATGTCGTCATGGATAACCGACGCAATTTCATAAGCCGGGAATTCGCCATGCAGACAATTAAAGCCCGCGACCATTTCCAGCGGGTCAACGCCAAAGTCTGCCGCGTCATCTTTAATCTGGCGGTATATTGCTGTCATGTTGTCGCGGGCAAACTGGCAAGTTTCGCGGTGATAGATGAATCCGCTGAATCCCGCGTCAGCGCCGTGGCTGGCAATATCTGCCATTGTGCTGTTCACTTCGTCATCGTCGCAATTTAGTTGGACAATAACGGCGTCTATTAAACTCTGATTCATTGTGTGCCTCTTTCGATTGGATTATGAGTGGCAATAGCCGTCGATTTCGATTCCCAAGAACATCCCGCACCATGCGACCATTATGGCGCCGTCGCAGCCAAATGCGGGCTGGATAGTGCGACGAAATTGCAGATAGCTCATGTCCTGATTGGATTGGTGCCATTTTCTGGCAAGTGCGGTCTGTTGCTCTTTGGTAATTCTCATGATTGTGTGCCTCTTGTTTAGGTTTCAAAATCGACTGTTAGCAGCCGTGTATGGACTGGCCGAAACCAGCCCATCCAGAGTTGCTAGTTACGATTCCGTTGCATTGCCCGGACGCTAAACTTGTCGGTACATTCCCGCTCGTTGAATATTAACTCTGCCTTGTCGCCCACGGCCCGGATGAAGATTCCCGCGTCACAATCTTCCTCCAGGTACAGGTCATGGCCATCGGTGCGGGAGAATTCTGAGAAGTCCGCCGGTGTCAGCCCGAAGTCTGACAGAGTTTGCTTGTTAACTTGCAACCATGCGTGGCCAGGATCGAAGAACCAAGTGCAATTAATCGTGCGCAAATGGGCGTAGTATTTCAGCCCGCTAATGTCTTCGGTGATTTCGTATGTGCTCATGCTATTGCGCCTCTTTTGGTTAAGTTTCGAATTCGACTGTTAGCAGCCGTCGATAGGCTGGGATTCTGCCCAGCCCATCAAGAGTCGCTAGTCTTCGTCGTATTCCGGCGCCCACTCATCGGCGTCCTGGTGCGCTTGTTGGGAATATGCGAACGGCCCGCTCTGGTCGCTGTCAGGCAGGCAGCCGGGCGAAACCGCCCACCAGTACCAGCCCGGCGCTAGTTCGTCGTCGCTATGGTCGCTTTCGGCATAGCCGGGCTCTTGCCAAAATACCTCAAATGAGCCGAACGGCTCTTGCGTTTCGTCGGTGTGGAATTGATGATAACCGGCGTGCGAGTCGTAAACCCGTGCCTCTTCGATTCTTACTGTGCCTAATTTCATTTTATTGTGCCTCTATTGGTTCCACAGGAAATATGCGTATGACCAGCTAATGACCAAACCGCAAACCGAAAACGTGATGAGCAGAATGGCGGTTGCCGCGTGACGCAAATCACGGAGCAGCATTTCGTTGGATTTAATGAATCTTGGTGCCATGATTCTGTGCCTCTTGTTTGTTATTGGTGCCTAACGATTCAGAGATTAGACGATTATGCGTTATGTGGTCAAGTGTTTATTTGTGTTTTTTTATGGGTGTGGCTGTGCTATATATAGTGTCAATTTATGGGAGACATCATGACACAAGACCAAGACCAGAAACTGCTATTAGATGAGGTCGAATCATTCTGCCGGAGGCATGGATTGGCAGACTCCAGGTTTGGCGCAATATCGCCAATCAATGACACGCATCTAGTTGGCAGAATGCGTGACGGCATGTTGCGTCGATCGACTATGAACAAGGTACGCCAATTCATGGCCCGTTACGAATTAGACTCCGTCGCATGACTTGGCGGTTAATCGGACCCATTTGGCGCTTGCCAGATGTTACCAGCATGCAACGGCTGGTACTGTTGGCGCTAGCGTCATTCACCGACAAGACCGGCGCCAACGCCTATCCAAGCTTGGCAACGCTGGCCAGCATGGCATGTTGCAATAGATCGACAGTACACCGCTCTATCAAGGCACTATTGAAACGCCAATTAATCCAGGCTACAGGCAAGGGCAGAAAGGGCACAATCCGTTATCGTGTTAATGTGCCAATGCAACGGCAGGGGTCGCACAGTGCAACTGTCAGCGTAGGCACAGGGAGACCCAATCCTATTAATAAGAATCCTAGTTATAAGAATCCTATTAATAAGGGAGATTCTTATATTAATTCTGGGGAACCACAGGCAGTAAATATAGACCGGTTCAGCTCCGTCCAGTACTCTAAAAGAGGGACTCCATTGCCTGAGTCCGGCAGTGATATGTCCAACAGAGTAGCGAGAGAGCGCGAGGCACGGCGCAGAGGGTAAATATCATCGGCTGCTAGGTGCTAAGTCATTGAGTTGATTGCGGAGGGTGGTGGGGCTCTGAGGGCCGGGGACGGCCCGCCCAAACAAAAGACCAAACCGAACCCAAACCGGTTCCAGTTCGGGCCGGTTCGAACCGACCGGTTCCGAACCCGAACCGACCGGTTCCGTGCGGCATTCGGAACCCATCCGAACCGGTTCCGGTAGGGGTCCCCGGCCCGGTTTTTGGTCGGGCGAAATCGAAACGGAACGGCGGCCCCGGTCGTCATCGTCAGCTTATACGGGGAATAACAAGCACACACCAACCTCTGTCCCCCACACCAACCTGACCTCTGGTCACCCCAGTCTACTCGTACCCACCCTCAGATTGCCCCATGCCACTAATTTGGGTTATAGATGGCGGTGTACTTATTGGGAGCTTTGTGATGTCTGAAGTTGAGCCCGGCGCGGAAATGGTGGAAATTGCAAAAAAGCGCGGTCGTCCGCCGCATTGTCCGACTGACAAGACCCGGCACATGGTTGAAGAGGCTGTGGGCATGGGGCTTGAACAAGTGAAGATTGCGCAGTTATTGGATATTGCGCCGAAGACCTTGCGCAGGTGCTATCGCCATGAGCTGGATGTTGGCGTTACCAAGGCCAATTTGAGCGTGGCCAAGACCCTGCATAAGCGGGCCACTTCGGGCAAGGATACCATTGCCGGTATCTTCTGGCTCAAGGCCAGGGCCGGTTGGGTTGATACGGTGAAGCAGGTACATGAGGGCATCCCGGAGAATATCACCGTGACCTTTGCCCTGGAGCCGCCGGAAGAACAGCCTGAACTGATTGATGTAACCCCCCGAAAAGAAATAGAAAATTGAAAAAGCATTGGTTGCTTTTTGATTGATCTCTGATGGAAATCAAATCAATCGTCAAGCTGATTGAGACCCTGGGTATTCCTTTGGCGGTGGCCTTGTGTCTGGGGATCGGGTTGTGGAAGCTGATCCAGTTTCTGCTGAAAGACCTGAAGACCGATATTGCCGACCAGCAAGACGATCTTCTCCAGGCGCTGCGCGGCAACCAGACCATGATTATCAAGCTGATCGACCGGGTCCGCACCCTGGAAATCAACCAGATGACTGCTTATACGTCACTGCTGACCGCTGCCAGGGCGGATTTGCCCGATTGGCGGCGTACCAGAGCGGAGCGAATCGCGGAGTTGAGAGAACAAATCAAGGACATCTCCCACAATGGCGAGGAAGGCGAGTAATGACATCCGTCGAGATCAAGATACCCTATACCCCCCGCCCGCAACAATTCGACTTGCATCGAAATGACGCCCGTTTCAAGATTTGCGTCTCCCACCGCCGCTGGGGCAAGTCGGTCTATGCGGTGACGGAGCTGCTCAGACGGGCCTTGGAGATCAAGACCGAGCGTAATGACGGGCGTTTCATGTATCTGGCCCCCTATTACCGGCAAGCCAAGCAGGTGGCATGGGATTATCTGTGCTATTATGCCCGCGATCTGCCCGGAACCAAGATAAATCAGTCGGAATTACGGGTCGATTTGCTGAATGGCAGCCGGATACGGCTGGCTGGCGCAGGCGATGACCCGGACGCCCTGCGCGGGATTTACCTGGATATGTGCGTTCTGGACGAATATGCCGATATGTCGCCCCGCGTCTGGTCGGAGATCATCCGTCCCGCCCTGGTGGACCGCAAGGGCGCAGCCATCTTCATCGGCACCCCCAAGGGGCGCAACCATTTCTGGCGATTATACGAGGACGTGGCCGACGACCCCGAATGGCACCGCGCCATCTACCGGGCTTCGGAAACCGAGGTGATCGACCCCGCCGAGCTGGAAGCGGCGCGACGGGAGATGGGCGATGACGAGTACCTGCAAGAGTTCGAATGCTCCTGGACCGCCGCCATCAAGGGCAGCTACTACGGCGGCATCATTGATGACGCGGAAAAGGAAGGCCGCATCGCCCGTATCGAATACGACCCGGCGATCCCCGTGCATGTGGCCTGGGATTTGGGAATTTCCGACAGCTGTGTGCTGTGGTTCTTCCAGGTCACCCTGGGGGAAGTGCGAATCATCGACTATTACGAGCATAACAACGTCCCCCTGGGCCATTATGTCAAAATTATGGAGGAAAAAAGCTACTGGTATGGCGATGACTGGCTGCCCCACGATGCCAAGGTGCGGGAGTTGGGCACGGGCCGCACCCGCGCCGAGACCCTGGTGAACATGGGCCGACGCCCGCGCATCGTGCCAAATCACAAGATTGCCGACGGCATCAACGCCGCCCGTCTGCTGTTGCAGAAATGTCATTTTGACGAATTAAATTGCGAACAGGGGCTGAACGCGCTGCGCTCTTATCAGCGGGAATGGGACGACACCAAGCGGGTGTTTCGCAAGACGCCGCTGCATAACTGGGCCTCCCACGCGGCGGATTCCTTCAGATATCTGGCGATGGCGTATAGAAATCTGAAGCCGAAAGAGCCCGAAGTGGACTGGCACGAGGAGATGCTGAAAAAACCAACCCTTGACGAAATGTGGGAAATGCACGAATTTGACCAGCGCAATCAAGCGGAGCCGCGAATCTGATGCCCATGGATTACGAAATGGCTGACTACGCCTTTGCCGAAACCGACGCACCGGCAATGGCGGCAGCGTTGATGGCCAAGATCACCACGGTCACCGAGGAAATCCCGCAAGACTACTCCGGCGTCAAGACCAAAAAGAAAACCGTCGAGGAAATTCCGATCCCGCCAGCGCGACCACTGATGCCGGGGCCTGCCCCGATGATGCTGGCGGCGGTCCCCCCTGGTCTGGGCCAGCCTGAACCTCCAATGGGTATGGGAGCGCCACAACCGATGCCCAATCAAATGGCCCAGCCGGGTGGCGGCTCTATGGGAATGGCAGCGGTTCAGGAAGCCATGCAATTCGCATAAGGGCCGCACATGGACAGAGCATTCTGGCAAAGCAAAACCCTGGAACAGCTAGACCAGGAGGAATGGGAAGCCCTGTGCGACGGCTGCGGCAAGTGCTGCATGTTGAAATTCCGTAACCAGGAGACCGGCGAGTTGTTCCAGACCGATCTGGCCTGCCAGCTGCTGGATCACGAGACCATCCGCTGCACCGATTACGCCAACCGCAACAAGCGGGTTGCCAACTGCGTCAAGCTGACCCCGGAGATCGTCCGCCAGATCGACTGGCTGCCGGACAGCTGCGCCTATGTGCGCGTGGCGAATGGCGACGATCTCGAATGGTGGCACCCGCTGGTTGCGGGCAACACCGAGGCGATGTATGAAGCGGGCGTTTCCGCATACGGCAAGATCGACGGAGCAAGCATAGCCAATGGCTGAGATGAAAG